AGCTGGTCTTACAGATGGTGCTGATATTTCCGTTGAAATATTAAATCGACGTTTAAAAATTGATAACGATGAAGAGGATTTTAAATAAAACAATGCAACATCAAACAATGAGCAAAGCATTAAAAAATGACGAATGGATTGCAGATATTGACGTACCTGATCCTAAAGTACTTCCGAAACTAACTGGTTTTCATGTTCTAGTAAGACCAGTTTCAGTTAAACGCCAAACTAAAGGTGGGATTATCCTACCTGATTCAACTCGTGATGATATCGCGTACCTTACAACAGTAGGGCGAGTTGTAGCTTTGGGTGATTTAGCTTACGAAGATAAAAGTAAATTTCCAAAAGGTCCATGGTGTAACGTAGGAGATTATGTTAGCTATGGTAAACACTCAGGAGTTAAACTAATCTATAAGGGTGTTAAACTCCTTCTTATCTTTGATGATCAAGTTATTATGACTGTTAGTGATCCTACTGATTTGGATACGTCTTATAACTTATCAACTGGTGGATAATATTTAAATTTGTATACTTTTAGAATACATTGTATTTTAAAGGATAGTAGCGTAACCGACCATTTCGCAATGGCGTACAGGAGAAAATAAATGGCTGAAGAAGCTGTTAACTACGAAGTTGAAGACTCAGAAGATTGGGGTAAAATTACACCTCCAGAAAAAACTGAAAAAGTTGCTGTTGAATATGAAGTTGAAGGTGAAGAAGATACTACTAATGAAAAAGTAGAATCAGCACCTGAACAAGAAGAAGCAGCCACTGAAGAACCTTTAGAAGAACAAGCAACTGAATTAAAAGGTGTTGAAACTAAAGGCGCACAAAAACGTATCAGACAATTAATTAAGCAGCGAAAAGATCGTGAAGATCGTATTGGAGAACTTGAAGCACGAGTTAATGAATACGAAAACAAGCTTAAACAAAAAGATAATGAAATTGTTAGTACGTATAAAAAGAATTTAGACTCTAACGAAGTACAAGTTAATGACCAAATTAAACTCGCTGAAGGAGCTTATCGTAAAGCTCTAGAAAGTGGGGAAGCTGATGAAATTGTTATTGCACAACGACAATTAAATCGAGCAGAGTTGCAGCTTGATAATCTAACTAAAGCTAAGACTGCTTATTCAGATTATGAAGCTAATAATCCACAGCCTGTTCAGCAACAATATCAACAGCAACAAGTTCCTCAACAGTCAACTCCTAATCCTGCAAACTATGATCCTAAAGCAGTAGAATGGGCAACACAAAATGACTGGTTTGGTCAAGATCAAATTATGACCGCAGCTGCAATTGCAATTGATGAGCAGCTTAAAGGTGAAGGATTTGATCCTACTGACGATGAGTTTTATGAAGAAATTGATCAACGTCTTCAACAATCTTTTCCTAAGAAATTTAAAAAACAGGCAAAGGTAGTAGAAGAAGAAGCAGATCAAGAAGCGGAAGTAAGGGAACCGAAACAACCCTCTCAAGTGGTAGGTGGAGCATCACGCACTGTCGCTAACCCTAAAACAAGTAGGCCAAATAAAGTTAAGCTAACGCGAGACGATATTGAAATGGCTAATCGTTGGGGTATTCCTCTTGAACGGTATGCAGAACAAAAGCTAGTTGCTGATAAAGCAGAAGGCGAGTATACCACAATTATTACATCTAAGCGTGGAGGCTAAAAATATTATGACACGTAACACATTAAAACAAGCACGTAGTGAGACAAACCGTGAAACTGAACAGCGTTCTTATGAAGAGTATACCTTTGAAGAACCAGACTATCTTGCAATTCCAGATATAATCAAAGACCGTTTTGCTGATGAAGGAATGATACTTCGGTGGTTGCGTATTGAAATACGCGGTAAAGAAGACATTCAGAATGTAGGAAAACGACTTCAAGATGGTTGGGTGTTTGTAACACCTGAAGAAGTTCCCGAAATGTCACACAATTCTCTCGTGAAGAATGAAGGCCGTTATGCAGGTACAGTCTGTCGTGGAGACTTGGGACTTGCTAAAATGCCAGCTGGTAAGGCAGAGGCTCGAAAAAGGTATTATGAAGATCGTAGTCGTGAAATGATGGATGCAGTTAACGCTCAACTTGAAAATCAAAACGATTCTCGTATGCCAATTTCAAACTCAAGTAAATCATCGGTTGTTCAGGGACGTGCACCTAACTTTCAAAAGTAAAGGTAACACTGTTGTTGATCAATCATTTTGTCATGGTAATTTTAATTAAGGAGAACTAAAATGGCTCTATCTAAAGCTCTTGATGGTTTCCGTCCTTCACGTCAAAAAGGTTCTGCTACTAATTCTGCAGGTGTTAGTGAATACTCTATCGCTTCTGGTTATGCAGCAAATATTTTTAACGGTGACGTTGTAACCATTAATGTTGGTAAGGTCGAAGTTGTAACAACTGTCGGTCTTGGTAACGATATTCCTCTTGGTGTTTTTGCAGGGTGTAACTATACACAAAACGGTTCGCCTGTTTTTGCAAAATATTGGCCCGCAAGTACATCTGCTTCTGACATTGTAGCATTTGTAAATGACGACCAAAACACTACTTTCATTGTTCAAGCTGATGCCGCTGTTACTGTAGGCGATGTTTACTCAACGACGTTTGATACTACGTTGGGTGCAGGTTCTACATATACAGGTCAGTCTGGTCATGGTCTTAAAGCCGCTACTCGTGGTGATGCTGGACAAATGACTGTGCTGGGTGCATTTAAAGAACCGGGTAATGCTCTTGGAGATACAAATCCACGAGTGGAAATCATCTGGAAACAGCATATGAACGCTTATCCAACTGTCGGAATTTCGGCAGGTTAATGAAAGGGAGATAAATAAATGGCTATTAATCGCAGTAGTATTGCAAAACAACTCCTTCCCGGTCTTAATGAGATTTTCGGTATTTCTTATGGTGAAGTAAACGACGAACATGCTCCACTCTATGAAATTGAAAACTCAGATCGTGCATTTGAGGAAGAAGTTCTATTCACTGGCTTCGGCTCTGCCCCTACTAAATCAGAAGGTTCAGCAGTCCAGTATGACAACGCACAAGAAGGTTACACAGCCCGTTACACAATGGAAACTGTAGCTCTTGCGTTTGCTATCACTGAAGAAGCTATGGAAGACAACCTATATGACACCTTCTCGAAGGTTCGTGCTAAAGGTCTAGCTCGTGCTATGGCTAACACCAAACAGGTTAAAGCTGCAGACGTATTTAACAATGCGTTTTCCACAAGCTATAACGGTGGTGACGGTAAACCTTTGATTTCAGCTACTCACCCAACTATTGGTGATGGAAATCAATCTAACACTGTAGGAGCAACTGATTTCTCAGAAGCTGCTCTTGAAACCGCAACGATTGCAGTAACTAAAATTAAGGATGATCGTGGTATTTTGATCGGTGCTTCAACTGAATCACTTCATATTCCATCTGATCTTATCTATACTGCAGATCAGGTACTTAACTCACCCGGTACAACGGTTGCAGGTGGTTCAGCTGCATTTGCACAGAACAACATCAATGCAATTCGCAATCAGTCTGTTGTTTCTGATGGGTTCTATGTTAACCGTCGCTTTACGGATACCAACGCATGGTTCCTAAAGACTGACGTTCCTAATGGTACGAAGATGTTCGTTCGCGTTCCTCTCCAAACCAAAATGGAGCCTGATTTCGATACGGGTAACATGCGCTTCAAGTCCCGTGAGCGTTATGCTTTCGGTTGGAGTGACTGGCGTCAGTGGCGCGGTGCTTCTGGTTCAAGCTGATACTGGAAGTTACAATCTAGACGATTTCTAAATCGTTCTAAAAAAGTTAAATTGAAAGAGCTTCTTCGGAGGCTCTTTCTTTTTTTCTTTGTTTGTTTAAATCCTTTTATACTACTATAATTAAATTTAACGATGCTATATAATTATAATAGACTTTAAAGGAGATGTAATTGTGACAACAAATATTCGTTCAGCTTTTCTTGTAGGTAGTGGTGTTCTAGTTGATATTACAACTAGTGCAACTGTACAAGATACACGTATTCGTTCAATTCATGCAACTGGTTCAGGCATTTATATTTTAGACGGAACTTCTACAACTGCATTAGGAACAGTTGCAGGAAACATTGTTAAGTTTGATGTAACTGGATCAGCTTATTTAGATTGGACTGATTTAGGTATTCGTGTTGATGGTCTTGTTTCCGTAACAGCACCTACATCTGCAGCAACTCTTACAGTATTCTACGGATAACATATAAATGACCGATTATACTTATCTTGTAAATGATATTATCAGTGCGTGTGAAAATGATGGAACTGAGTTTCTAGCTTATGTTCCTAACATGGTCAATCGTTCTGAAGAAAGACTAACGCGAGATTTAGATGATTATGGTTTAGTTGTTCAAACATCAATTGCAGTTTCTGCTAGTAATGCAGAAATCACTCTTCCTACTGGTACACGCATCGTAAAGAATTTTAATCTGATTAATAACGGTTCTAAAATTAATTTATTGTTAAAGACTGATGAGTTTTTAAATGCAGTATGGCCTACAAGTGCTTCAACTGAAGTACCAAGATATTACTCACGAGTTACAGATACTCGTGTACGTCTTGCACCTACACCTGCTTCAACATCAGACGGTATTTTAATGACTGTTGCTAGACCTGTAACCCTAACATCGGCAAACCCCACTAATTATTTTACTGAGATTTGTTATGATGCTTTATTTAATGCTTCAATGGTTGAAGCTATGGTGTTCACTAAAAACTTT